TCCCGACTATGGAATAATGGCGGACAGGGATCGCCGCACTGCGACTGAGGTCGAATCCGTTAACGCTCAAGCGCAGCAGAATATGGATTTGCGTCTGCGCCTCTTCCGTCAGGCTTTGGGAGACTTGTTCCGAATGTCTTGGGAAGTTTTGCTACAGTTCGACAAGAAAAGCCTACAGTACAGGTTCTTGCAGGACAGCCTTACGGTAGACCCGATGGCACTGCACGATGAGTATCAGCTAGAGCCACGGGGCGGGATGGATATGGTGAGCAAGTCTATGCTGCTCAACAAAGCTGTGCAGCGTAAGCAGTTGTTTATGAACTCGCCTTGGATCAATCAGGTTGAGTTAGACAAGTCTATCCTAGAACTGGAAGACCCATCTCTGATTCCTCGACTGGTTCAAGACCCGAACGAGAAAGCAGCTAATGAAGTTAAGGATGAACAACAAATCCTCCCTGCCCTTTTGATTGGCGAGATGATTCCTGTCGGTCAGGTTAACGAGCATCCGGCTAGGATCGGTGTGCTAATGCAGTACATCGAGAAGGCGAGGCAGTCCGGCTTGCAGATGAGTCCCGATGGGCAGCAAGCTATTATGGCTCGTATGGATCAGTTGCTCTCAGCCTACGAACAGGTTGACACAAACAACGCTCGATCTATGCGGAAGGATGTTGAGGATTACCTGCAACAGACTGGGATGATTCCATCGGAGCAAGACCAACAAGCCGCACAAGCCCAGCAAACGATGCAACAAATGCAGCCTCAACAAATGCAGCCTGAACAAATGCAACCACAGCAGATGGCAATGTAATGGCTATTGATAAATCCAAAATGAAATGTAACTCGCCCAAGCGTCAAGTGCAGGGCGGGAAGAAGTTTGTAGTTAAGGCGTGTAAAGACGGTAAAGAAAAGATTGTTAGGTTTGGCGATGCCAACATGACGATTAAGAAGAGCGACCCAGCCAGACGGAAAAGTTTCCGCGCACGACATAACTGCGATACTGCAACCGATAAAATGACAGCACGATATTGGTCGTGCAAAAAGTGGTAATGGCTGAAAAGAAAAAAGAAGACGCTTGCACTAAGAAGGTTAAGAGACGCTACAAGGTCTGGCCTTCGGCCTACGCATCTGGTGCTGTTGTTCAGTGCCGTAAAGTTGGGGCAGCTAACTGGGGGAACAAGAGTGGCAAAAGAAAGTCTGCATAAATGGTTTGCCCGTAATGACGGGAAGGGCTGGGTTGACTGCAAGACTGGTAAGCCCTGTGGTCGCCAGAAGGGCGAAAAGCGGGATGGCTACCCAGCCTGTAGGCCAACGAAGTCTCAGTGCAGTAGCGCAATGCGGAAGAAAAAGGGGCCGGAGCGAATTAGCTGGAAAAAGAATAAATGAGATTTTTTAACTTTATATCTATTGCGTGGCGTCTATCTAAGCATATCCCTTGGATTGGGGAGCCTGAGTGGAAAGCGCAGGAATCCGCTGCTTTAAGGCGTTTCTTGGTGTCTGCGGAGGGTAAGAGGTTTAGGGCAGTGTTACTTAATATGGTTCTCAAACAGAACCAACAAGCAGTGTCCAGTAAAAAAGAACTTGAATTCAACGCAGGTTTTGCGAATGGTGTGAGAACAACGGTTCACACGGTTGAAGCTCTGGCAAAAGAAATCGAAGAACCGGAAGAATTTACGTCTGATATGTTTGGGGTTGATTATCAGGCGAGTGAAAACCCCACAGCAACGTCTAGCAGATTTGGTGCGATTGTTGGACGAGGATAAGCACTAATTGGGAAGCATTATGCCAGAAGAGTCCGTCGAAATTACCGACGATCAAATGAAGGCCGCTGCCGAGCAGTTTGACGCTGCTGTAGATGCGGGTGAAACGCCTGAGTTAGAAATAGTTCAGGAAGAACCGAAAGAGGAAGTTCAAGAAGAACAACCTCAAGAGCCATCAGATGAGTCGCCGGAAGGTCAGGACTCTTCAGTACTGAACAGTACTGATGGAAATGCTGACGAACAGGTAAGTTCATTGACAGAAGGGGAGCCTCCTGAAGCCAGCGAGGAACCCGCCAAGAGTAAGTGGGCCAAGAACGAAGAACGTAAGAGCAAGACTTGGAAGGACATAAACCTCCAGAAAGAGTCGATCAAACGTGAACGTGAAGAGCTTGAGTTAGAGAAGAAAAAGATTGCTGAAAGGCAGTCTGATCTCAACGAAGGCAAGGCTTACAGGGATAAAGATAATTTCTCTGCTGCGGACTATAAGGCCGCTGCGGAGAGGTTAGAGTTTGAAGGAAGGGAAGACCTAGCTAAAGACGCTTTAGAAAAAGCCGAGGCTGTTGCCGAAGAAGGCAGGAAAGCCGAAGAAGAGCAAGCCACAAGGCAAGCTGTTAGGCAGCATGAAGAAGCGTTTCTTAAAGCTAAGTCTGAGTTAGAGAGGGATGACCCCGATCTGACTAAACCTGAAACTGAATTGTTTCAAAAAACAAATCAGTTCCTGAAAGAGTATCCCGACTTGGTATATTTGCCCGATGGCAACGGTCTGCGTCACGCAGTCAAGCTTGCTAAAATGCAAATGGGTTCTGAAAAGGCGGATGTGTTGGAAGCCCAAAACAAAGAACTTACCGAAACAAATAATAAACTGGAAAAAAAACTGTCTCTTAATGGTGGCTACACTAGCGAAAAGGTTGGCGGCGCACCCTCATTTGACGAACTGTCAACTGAGGATCAAGGCAAACTACTTTTGCAAAAAGCTTATGAGGCTGACAATGGTTAGAACCATTATGGACTAATTAGTATAGGAATAACATTATGGCTACAAATACTAGCTCTACTCTTTCCAACCAGTACCAAAACTTCTTCAGCAAGAAATTGCTGTCCTACGCTGTTGAGGCACTTGTGTTGGATCAATTCGGTGAAAAAGCTCCGTTGCCCGCGAAAGCTGGCCACAAAGCTATCACTATGTTTCGCTACGGCTCACCTTCGACAGCAGCAATCGCTGACTTAGTTGAAGGTACTGCGCCTACTCCTACTCGTTCTTTGACGCTCTCGAAGATTGAGAAAGCCCTCACTCAGCGTGGGCAAGTCGTTAAGCTAACAGACATCCTGACTGCTACCGACCTGTTCAACAGCTTGCAACAAAGCATCAAGACTTGCGGTGAAGACGCTGCTCTTGATCTGGACACCATCACGCGCAACGTGCTTGTTGGTTCCAACGCTGCTGGTGACGCTAAGGAGAATGGTGACGGAGTTGCCCTCGACAACAGTGACACTCTTACTGAGATGTACGCTGATGGCGGGACTGACTACACTACGTTTGAAGGAACCACTTCGGGCAACACGCTCGACGCTGGTGCGATCCTCGACGCCGTGACTAAGCTGAAAGTAAACCGCGCTAACCCCGTCTCTGGCGGTCACTATGTGTGTGTTGCTTCTCCGCAAGTTCTGAGCGACATCATGAAAATCAACGAGTGGTTGAACGCTGCTCAGTACAGCAATGTTGGCGAACTCTATAAGGGTGAGGTCGGCTCGTTGTACGGTGCTAAGTTCGTGATGACCACCAACCCATTCATCAGCGGTATCGCTGGTGCTGCGGATGATGATCGCTTCGACTACGATAACTCCGGTGGTGGCGGCTTGGCTGCTGGCAAGGACGTTCACGCTTCCTTGTTCCTCGGCCAACAAGCCTACGGTGTGCCTGATCTGGGTACGCAGTCTCCGTTCAGCCCGAAGGTGATTATCACCGACGAAGCTGATAAGAGCGATCCGCTGAATCAAGTGACCAATGTCGGTTTCAAAACCTTCTGGTCTACCCTGCGTTTGAACCCGAACCATTACATCGTGATGCGGAGCAAAACCGCTTCGGTTGCGTAGTAATAGTCGCCGTGCATAGTAAAGGTACGGTTGTAATGATTGCCGTGGGTGGCGCGGATAAACGCGCTGCCCACGGTCATTGCGGCTGTAAACACTCTAAGAAAATGATTAAGATTCCTGTAGCGGCACTAGCCGCAGAAGATGAAGGCGGTCAAGATATTGCTCCTGAAGTGGGCGATATGGTCGCGTTGGATGTTGTCGAGGGCGAGATTCGTTCTGTAAGCGAAGACGGTATGGTTCATGTTGAACTTAAAACCGCTGGCGGCGAACCGATTGAATACGCTGATGACGAGAAAGAAGAAAAACCTGAAGAGCCGTCTGAAGACGCTATGGAAGCAGAGCTTATGGCTGCTGCTGAAAAAGCAGACGAAGAAGAGGGTTACTAATGCCTATTTACTCTTTTGTTTCGGAAGAGGGTGACGTAATCGAGAAGGTTGTTCCGCGTGGAACAGACTCGGTTGACATCGGCGGCAAAAAATACAAGAGGTCGATTGTGAATGAGGGCTTTTCCATTGGGAGCTTGGTCAACATTCCGACACCTGCGGAACAAGTTAAGCAGGGTTATCACAAGCTTGAGCAAACGGAAGGCTCAAGTTTTTTGCGTAAATCGCAGTTTAGTACAAAACAGATTAAAAAAGCTTGGGGGTTTTAAATGGCTGGCAAGAAGACGATTACCAATTTAAGTGAGTTAACATCGGCAGCATCTAATGATGTGTTGCCGATTGTGGACGTTAGCGATCAGTCGGTAACGTCTTCTGGTGAGACTAAGAAAATTACCGTTGATAACCTTATAGCTGACAACATAATAACGTCCGCAAAGATTGCTAATGATGCGGTAACTGCGGCAAAGATTGCTGACACAAATGTTAGTGCGGGAAGTTATACTAACGCTGACATTACCGTAGACGCGCAGGGGCGCATAACAACAGCGGCTAACGGTACGGCTGGCGGCGGCGGGGAAGTTAACACTGCAAGCAATGTTGGCTCTGGAAGCGGCACTGAGTTTGGAATCTTTAAGCAGAAAAGCAGTGTAGATTTAGAGTTTAAAAAGATTAAGGCTGGGGCAAACATTACCCTAACCGAAAACACTAACGACATTACTATTGAGTCAACTGCGTCCGGCACTAGCGGCGGTGACATAACTGGCGTTGATATAACCGCTGGCGATGGACTTACTATTACGCAGTCCAACACAGGGTCTGGCGATTACACTGCTACAGTTTCTGCTGACCTAAAGGCTAACGGAGGCTTGGTCATTGAGTCTGCTAAAGTGGCGGTTGACTTAGCGGCGTCAAGCATTACGGGAACTTTGGGCATAGCTGACGGAGGCACAGGGGGAACTACTGCCAGTGCGGCTAGGTCAGCTTTAAGCGTTGACCCTGCCGGAACAGATAATTCAACAAATGTTAGTTTAGCGGGAACTCCAGACTACCTTACGATAGATGCGGCCACTCAAGTAATTACTCAGGCTCAGATTGATTTAGCTGCTGACGTAACAGGAACGCTTCCAGCCACGAACGGCGGTACTGGGCTTGCTAGCATTGCTACTTTGCTTAATACTAACACTTCTGCGTCTGATGTTGGCCTAAGCAATGTGGAAAACACTGCACTGTCTTCTTGGGCAGGAACTGCAAATGTTACAATTTTAGGGACGGTTGCGACAGGAACGTGGCAAGGGACTGCGATTGCTGATGGCTACATTGCCAGCGAAGCAACGTGGAACGGAAAGATTGCTAACGTCTCCGAAGACACTACGCCGCAGTTAGGTGGCAATTTAGATGTTGGGGCTAACGAAGTAAACACCAGCACTACCAACGGCAACATCGTGATTGCTCCAGATGGTACAGGTGCAACGGTGTTTAAGGGCAATACGAACGCTGGTGCAATTAAGCTGAACTGCGAATCAAACAGTCACGGGCAGACTATTATTGCTCAACCGCATTCTGCTGCTGTAACCAACACGCTCACGCTTCCTGCTGGTGCTGATCAAGAGATTGTCGGCACGGCTGCTACCCAGACTCTCTCTAATAAAACCATAACAGGCTACGGTAAGACTGACACAGCAACCGAATGGACTGCCACCCAGAACTTCAACAGCACCACGCTAACTTTCGATGCTACGCAGGATTGGGATTTATCTACTAATCAAGTCTGCCAGCTTACTCTTACAAATAACACCACCTTTGATGCTCCTACCAACATTCAGGACGGTGGGTTCTACTCAATAACTCTGATCCAAGATGGCACAGGCAGCCGCACCGCAGCTTGGGATGCAGTGTTTAAGTGGGCTGGAGGAACGGCCCCTACGCTGACTACAACTGCTAGTGCGAAAGACATTCTCGTATTCCGAGGAGACGGCACAAACCTACTCGAAGTGGGTCGCCAACTGAACGTGAGCTAATCGAATGGGAGCTAACCTCATATTACCAGCAGGAAGCGCAGCGGCTGACTCAACCCCAGCCGAAGACCCTGTGACACGTTCGCTGCGGTTTAATGACGGGGACAATTCAGGACTCTACTTTGACCCCACAGCCACTTACGATTCCGAGACTGTTTACACGTTTTCTTGCTGGGCAAAATTGGGTGAGCTTTCCAATTCCAGAAGCCAGAACATTTTCTCGGCTGGGTACTGGACTAGTAACTCCAACCAAAATTTTGTTCTTTTAAGGATTCTTGCAAGCCGAAAGTTAAGTGTGCGGCTCGCAAATGGTAGTAGTGATAATAACTCATACGATTCTGACGCACTACTTCGCGATCCATCGGCGTGGAGTCACCTACTGCTTGTTCGAAACGGGGCTTCACTAAAGGTTTACGTCAACAACACTGAAGTTATTAGCGAAACCATCTCCTCCACCCAAAAGTACGGAATCTACGACAGTAGGCCAATGCACGTGGGCACATACCTAACGCCTACCTCTACTGGCCTATCGAACTATGACAGTTTCGATGGACTTCTTGCGGATGTGTATTTCACGGACGGCTACGCAAAGTCACCCACAGATTTCATCGAGTCTAATGGCTACGGAGGCTACAAGCCCAAAGAATACACCGGAGAGTTCGGCACAAACGGATTTCATATCGACGCACAGGTGGCGAACGACAGTGATTTGCTGGTATCCTCCATAGACCGCAACGACGGCGACACGTTGTTTGCTGATGCGGCGAAGGGGCATACGATTACTAAAGGTGGCGACCCAGAGCATAGCATCGCAGTTGGCAATCCGTTCACTGGTGATGGGAGGGCGATTTATTTTGATGGGAGCGATGACAACCTAGTAGTCACATCG